TCACCACGCGTGTAAATTCAATCCCTATAAGGGGGTTCGCATTGAATCTCAAATCATTCACAAAACACACGAAAAATGCAAAGCAAAAGCAATAAGACAAAAGCCCTTCAAGGCACTTTGAATGTTTCCAGGATAAAAACATTTACACCGGGTGAAATTGGTGAGCCGATGTTTAAACTTGATGCTGGTGAACAAAGGATTTATAATCGAATCCGTGAACATTTACACATTCACAAAGCAGGAAAGCAAGTAGATGAGATTTACCTTTCAATAGCAGCGCGCGCAATAGGTCATTTATTACATAATGCTGAAATTTTGAGCAAAGACGGTGCAGTTATGGTGCATCCGAACGGTGCAAGGCAGGTAAGTGCTGAATGGACTGCATTTAAGCAAGGATTTGAGTTATTTCTTGAATTATCTAAGACTTTAGGGTTAGATCCGAAGTCAAGGTTAACTTTAGAATATTTTCAAGATGGAACTGGCGAAGAAGAGGATGAAATTGCAAAACTATTAAAAATGAACTAATGAAACAGAATATATACGAAACATTGACCTTTATCATAGTAGTTGTCATTATGATAACGGCTTTGTCTGTACCATTCTATTATTTATGGAATTGGTTGTTTGTTAAATTCTTTTGGTTTGATTATATCGACTACTTGGAGGCTATTGGATTTGTTAGCTTTTTATTTCTATTTCGATTTATTGCCATTGAAGTTAAAACACCTAAATGAAATTTATTGAGGATGTTGTTTCGGGGAAATTAATTTTAGGCAATTATGCAAGGTTAGCCGTTCAAAGACATTTGAATGATTTGAAAAATAAAAAATGGGAATATGTTTACTCCGAAGCACACGCCAACAGGGCTTTTGGTTTTATTTCAGCCCTTAGGCATACTAAAGGCGAATATGCTGGGCAACGGTTTAACATACAACCATTTCAAGAGTTTTTTATTAAAGTTCTGTTTGGTTGGCAAAGAAAGGAAGGAGGTAGGCGATTTCGCAAAGCATATCTTGAAATAGCTAGAAAGAACGGTAAAACAGAACTAGCGGCTGCCATTGCGGTATATTGTTTCTTATGTGATAACGAAACGGGAGCGGAAGTATATACGGCTGCAACTACGAGGGATCAAGCGAGGATAGCATTTGATACGGCAAAGGTATTTCTAAAATCACTGAAGACTGATTCGCGCACTTTTAATAAATTAGTCAATGTTCTAAAATATAATTGCAACGTACCGTCAACTAATTCAAAATTTGAAGCAGTATCGGCCGATGCTAATACGCTTGATGGATTAAACCCACACTTTGCAGGCATTGACGAATATCATTCGCATAAAACAAGTGACGTTTTAGAGGTAATGGAGACTGGTATGGGCTCCAGAACACAGCCATTATTATTAATCACTACAACCGCAGGATTTAACCGAGAATCGCCTTGTTACCAATTCAGGAAGGTAATGGTTGATATTTTAGAAAAAAGAAAGGTAGATGAATCGGTATTTCCTTTGTTATTTTGCTTAGATGAAGGCGACGACTGGCAGGATAAAAAGAATTGGACAAAATCCAATCCTAATCTTGGGGTTACTCCGTATATTAGTTACATGGATGACCAATTTCAAAAAGCATTAAATGAAGGCGCCGCAAAGCAAATACAATTCATGACTAAGAATTTAAACGTATGGACAACTACCTCCAGTGTTTGGATATCCAATAGTTATATTGAGGCTACAAGGTTAAAATTAGACGATGATGTACTTTATAATAAAAAGTGCTTCGCTGGTTTAGATTTAGCTTCCACGCGTGACATTGCGGCTTTAGTACTTTGTTTTCCTGTACAACAGGGAATTGATAAACCACATATAAAATCATATTTCTTTTGTCCGGAAGATAACGTGCGAGAAAGATCTCTTTCGGATGGCGTTAACTACATCCAATGGGCACAGGATGGAGATATAGTAATGACAGACGGTAATGTTACTGATTATGATTTTATAAAAGCCAAAGTCATTGAATTAACCGCAAAGTATAAAATCGAGTGCATAGCTTTTGACCGATGGAATGCAAGTCAACTTGTTATACAACTTACAAATGATGGAGCAACCATGAAGCCATTCGGACAGGGTTTTATTTCTATGTCTGCTCCAACCAAAGAGGTGGAAAAGATGTTTTTATCTTCAGAAATTACACATGATGGAAACCCAGTCATGGAGTGGATGATGTCAAATGTTATGCTTAGATTTGATCCTGCTGGAAATATTAAAATAGATAAAGCAAAGTCAACTGAAAAAGTGGATGGGCCCGTAGCGATGGTAATGGCATACGCTCAAATAATGGTAGAAGATAAACCAACTATATACACCTCTGGTGAACGCCAACAAGGCTTATTAATGTTATAGAAATGTACCTAATTGAAAAGCTAAAAAATATCAATTATGGAAAAGTTAATGACAAAGCAAGATTATGCCAAACAAGTCAGGCAGATTAATTCAACCGATGGATATTTCAATAGATTTTATGAATTATCCGGAGAATGTCGTACGCATCAAGAAGCATGGATAAAATTAGAAGAAGAGAGGGATACCTTTGGGCTAGATGAAAAATATAAAACCTATGAGAGTTTCAGAAAAGCAAAGAGTAATTATATGACGATTCGCTTTGTTTAATCTGTTACTTAAAGTACATAACTTCATACTAATCTGGTTTATATTTGCCGCATGGGAATATTTAACTCCATGCGGTCTTTTTTTTCTAATACTCGAGCAAGTATTGAAAACCCTAACACGCCAATAAATGGCGATACCTTAGGCGCACTATTTCAGCGAGGTAGCACAGCGGGCGTTGCAGTTGATGAATATTCAATTATAGGACTTCCTGCATTTTATCGTGCTACTCAAATATTAGGAGGTGTCATTGCCTCTATTCCTTTTGATATTATTGAAAAACAAGACGATGGATTTATTAGAATTGCGAAGGATCATCCTAACTACAAAGTAATTGCAAGAGAGCCGTCTGACCTATACACATCTCACACGTTTTATAAAACAATGGTGCTACACTATTTATCACATGGTGCTTTTTACGCGTCGATAAATAGGAATAGCATAACGACAAGAATAAACTCTTTTACTATTCTCAATCCTACTAAAATGGAGATGAGTTACAATAGTAGGAATGAACTTGTATTTAAGAATAAAGAGAATAATAAAACATATAGGAGCGATAATATTATTTACATTCCCAATCTTGCATGGGATGGAGTTAAGGCTTTGTTAGTGCCAGACGTTCACCGTGATAATTTTGGGCTTGCTTTAGCCAATAGAAATTACGGTGCAAACTTTTACAAAAATGGTGCGCATTTAAACGGAGTTTTAAAGCATCCGGGAAGATTAACAAACGAGGCATACGATAGATTAAAAGGTAGTTTTAACAGGGCTTTTGGTGGTAGTCAAAACGCTGGAGGTACTGCTATTTTAGAGGAAGGAATGGATTTCCAAAAAGTTGGGCTTAATCCTGCTGATGCAGCATTTAATGAAACTAAGAAGGCTACTATTTCCGATATAGCACGCATTACGGGTGTTCCGGGTGTTTTATTGGAAGATATGGATAAAGCAACTTTTGGCAACATGGAACAGTTAAGCCAAATGTTTGTCAATTATACCATCATGCCTCTTTGCGAAACGATAGAATCAGAGTTCAATAGAAAAATATTTTTTGAAGTTGAAAAGGATAAATTTAGCACTCGATTTAATTTAGATGGATTACTTCGCGGTGACGTCGCAGCGAGATCTTCATATTATACTACGATGCGAAATGTACTGGCGATGTCACCTAATGAAATTAGGATTAAAGAAAATATGAATCCTTACAAAGGTGGAGATTCTTATGAGTTACCTTTAGCATCTAATATAAAGATAGAACCATCTACCGAAGGAATAGCACATGAGAAAGGTGAAAGTAGTATGGATATTGAGGATGATAGCGAAGAAGAAATAAATGGTGAAGAAAATTCTAAAGATTGATTTATGCCATACAGTAACTACCCTCAATCAGCTACTAATGCAGCAAAGAAAGCTTTGAAGCACAAAGAAGAGAATGGCTCTAAATGTGGTACTTCTGTAGGTTGGACACGAGCAAGGCAATTATCAAACAAAGAGGCATTGAGTGACGATGAGGTAATAAGGACATATAGCTTTTTAAGTCGAGCAAAAGTGTATGACCAGGGCAAATATTTTGATGAAGACGATAACGAAATATGCGGTTCAATAATGTATGACGCTTGGGGAGGTTCTACGATGTTACCCTGGGCAGAAAAGACTGCCAATAAAATAATGGATGAAAGGTCAAAAGATGAAACAATGGAAAAGAGAAGTATAAATTACGAGTTTCGCGCTATGCCTGAATCTCGTACGATTGTAGGAACTGCTACGGTGTTTAATTCTGCTTATGATATGGGTTGGTATGACGAAGAAATGAGCGCTGACGTATTTAAAAATTCTGATTTTTCTGACGTGGTAGCATTATTTAATCATGATGCTAATATGGTATTGGCAAGGACTAAATCAGGCACTTTAAAATTAAACTTAACGGGTAATGCTTTAGAATATTCTTTTGAAGCACCAAACACTACTTTAGGCAACGATTTATTAGAAATGGTTAAACGTGGCGATGTGTACCAATCATCTTTTGCATTTAGCGTAGAAGCCGAAGACTGGCAAGAAAGGGAAGGGATGAAACCAAAGAGAGTTATTAGAGGCATAAAGAAAGTATATGATGTTTCACCGGTAACATATCCGGCTAATCCTGATACTATGGTAGCCAAAAGAAGCTACGAGCAAACGACAGGAAAGATTGATGAAGAATTACAAAAAGTGATTGATATATCTGTTAAGTCAGAAATTAATATACAAAACGAGTTACGCAGGAACGCCCTGCATTTATTAAATTTAAAAACAAAATAATG